GCTATTATCAAGGAAGAGAAAAAGAGGAAGAAAAAATTGAAATCAAAATCAAAGTCTAAATCTGAAGAAGTTGAAGTTGAAGAAAATACAGATTGCGGAGAATATTCAAAACGAGATTTGTTAAAAAAGAATATAGAAGAACTTAGAAAAATATTAAAAACAAAACATTCTGTAGATGCTGAAAATGTTGAAGACATAGAGGAAGGTGTTGATATGATATGTAATACACAAAATAAATGTAATGATGATTACAGTTGTCCTGATGATAAAGTGTGCAATGTTAATACAAAACCTGGATTATGCGTGAATAAAAATATTAACAAAAATTTAAGTACTTTACAATATAAAAACAGAACTATCGTCGGATCTAAAAAAGTAATCGATATGTTGAAACAAAAATTGGAAAAAGAAGAAGAAAAAGAAAAAGAAGAATCTGAAGAAGAATCTGAAGAGGAAAAAGTTCAAAAGACATCGAAACAAAAATTAGCTGATATGGAATTTGATGTTTCAAGAATAAAGGATAGAAAAATAGCTTCCGAATTATACAAACAATATAAAAGACACAAAGGTAAATGTTCAGTTGAAAATAATTATGATTGCAAAAAAGGTTTCCTGTGTGATATAACAACAAAACCTGGTATTTGTATAAAAGCTAAAAAAGCTAAAAAAAGAGAATATAAATATGAAATATCAGGTAAAAATGTATATTCAAGTGTTCCTCAAAATTTTGAAGATGATAGTGGTACAGATGTAGACGAACAACCACCACGTGCTCAAGAACAAAAAAGGGATGAAGATATTCTTACTCAACTCGATGAAGATATTATATCACCACCACGTGCTCAAGAACAAAAAAGGGTTGAAGACAGCGATGAAGACAGCGAAGAAGAAGCCGAAGAAAAAATTCAAGAATTACCAAAGATTTCTTCCAAACAAATAGAAGAAAAAATTCAAGAATTAATAGCAGAAGAACCTCCTAAAATAAATTTGGGTGAAAAAAGGAATAAAGTTTTTAAGTGCTTAGGACTTTTAGGATAATTTTATTATGTTGTTGAAAATAATAAAATTAAATTATATTTCAGATATAAATTCTTCTAAATTTACAATATTTATATATTCACATATATTTATACAATTTTCATTTTTATAGTTTTTTATATCTTCTAAAATATTAAAAACAAAATCACTGTTTTGTTCTTCTACTTCTATATCATCACACGATGTTGAATCTTCTATATTATCGTGGTTATATTCATCTTCTATATCAGAATAATTGTTCATCTTTATTTATCTAAAGTATTGTTTTTAATTAGATATTCGTAATATTCTTCTTCGTCTTTCTCGGAAATAGGTTCTAAATATTTATCTATTTTTTTTGAAGAATTATTATATATATAAAGCGAAAGTTCTTCAAAAAATATATTTGTATATACATAATCTGTATTAAATGGTATGTATTTTATTATAATATCTCTTATATCTTTGATATGTTTATAATAAGTCAATTGCCAGTTCTTATAATTAGAAGACATTTATTAGTATGTTATTTTATTTTTAAATGCTATTCGTTTAATTCGTTTAATTCTGTTTGTATTTCTTCGTCTAAATCACTGTCTTCGTCTTCTTCGTTTATTATTTCTTTTATTTGACTAACACTTTTTTTATCTCTTGAAAAATTTACTGGAAAAGCTGACACAAATACAGGTGTTTGAAATACAGGTGTTTGAACTGGTGTTTGAACTGGTGTTTGAACTGTAGGAGATTGAACTGTAGGTGTTTGAACTGTAGGTGTAGGTGTTTGAACTAGTCTATTCTTTTTTCGTGGTTGAGATACCGGTTGAGATACCGGTTGAGATACCGGTTGAGATACCGGTTGAGACATATGAATATTTATAGTTTCTATATTTTGCGATAATTTCATCAATACATTATTTACTTGTGTTAAACTATTTTCCAATTTTTGGATCTGGTCTTCTTGTTCTTCTACACGTTGAGCTAATTCTTCAATATGTGATGATAACTTCTTGTTTTTATTTGAAAAATAGAATATAACACCTAATACTATCACCGCTTCCCCGGCAATATGCATCATAGTAGTTTTATCAATAGACTTTATTTCATTTGTTATTGACATTTATGTGTTTGTTTTCTTAGTTTTAAATACCTTAATATAATAACAATAAAAATGAAATTAAAGATTTAAATTAATAATAATATTATCAAAGATGTCTATAGATATAGAATACACAAAAGGAAAAATTAACCTTGGTTTGTGTTGTATCAACACAGAACTTAGAAAGAAAAATATATTCAACTCAAGAAATACTATAAGAAGAACTTTTTCTGTTGAAAGAGCAAAAGAACTTGCCACTAAAAATGTAAAGGATCTTATACCTATGATTGAGTATAATCATAAACATGGTATAAATTGTTTTAGGCTAAGTTCTGATATGTTTCCGCACTTTACAGATACAGAAACAGAAAAGTATGATATAGATTTTTGCAAAGAACATCTTAAGAAAGCTGGAGATTTAGCAAAAAAATACAATCAACGTATACTTATGCATCCAGGACAGTACAATCAAGTTGGAGCAAAATCAGCAAAAGTATACGAGAAAACAGTAGAAGATTTAGTTCATCACGCAAATATATTGGATACAGCTGGAATAGACGAAAATGGTGTTTTGATAGTTCACGGTGGTGGTATATATGGCGATAAAGAAGGTTCAAAAAGAAGATGGATTGAACAATTTGATGACTTACCGTCAAATGTAAAGAAGAGACTTGTTATTGAAAACTGCGAAAAATGTTATTTTGTTAGGGATGTTTTAGATATAGCTCAAGAATGTAAGATACCAGTTGTATACGACTGTCATTATTATTTATGTTATAAATATTTACATCCTGAAGAAAAACTTGAAAAATCCACAGATATGTTATGTGAGGTTGTTGAGACCTGGGGGAATAGAAAAATGTTATGTCACGTATCATCACAAGGAGACGGACCCGTAGGACATCATGCAGATTATATAGATAGTATACCAAAACATATGCTTAAGATACCGCAAAATTACGGTATAGAACTTGATATAGAAGTTGAAGCAAAAATGAAAGAAAAAGCAATATTCAAACTAAAAGAACAATATAAAGATTTATTTTAAATTTTTATATTTTAATACAATGGTATAAAACTCCAATTAAGCATAGAAAAAAGTTCTTTACATATTTCATCGTGAAAAGATTTCCTATCCATTGTTTTTAGTATAACAAAATCTTCTTTTTTACAAAAATGTTTATGCTTTTGCAATAGTTGAAATAACACATATTGTGTTGAAATAAAATTAACTCTATCTAGCTTGTTTTTAAAATGTTTATCGTACGTTTCAACAAGAACGTCAAAATCGTATAACAATTTATCTTCCAAATGAGAAATATCATCAGGTTTTTTTCCTGTTAAATTATAATACAATAAATTTACATTTTCGTAATGTTTTGAATATCCTAATTCTTTTAAAAACATTAAAATGTGTTCTTTTGTTATATCTTTAAATCTAATTTCTTTTTTAACATCTTTTGAACCACGTAATAGTTGGTGTTTTTCAAAAGCAGATTCTAATTCTTCGTACACGTGAGGGTCTATACTGCAATTTTGTTTACCTTGATATTGATTTATACAGTCTCTAAAATGAACTTTTTTATCATAAGTATATTTACTACTTGTATTAACTCTATCTGAATCTTTGTAAGAAGTAACATTATGTATAATTTCATGTTGACATCCGCATATTTCGCAAATATAAACATTTTCTTCTATAGAAAAATCTTTTTTATTATCGCAGTTATCACACTTTATTTTAAACTTTTTCCCAGTTATTTTGTTATCTATTTTATAATACTTTTGTGCTATTTGTAAATATTTATTTATAATCTCTTCTTTTTCCTTGTTAATCGAAACTGGTTTTCCAGTAAATGAAACCTTTAAAGGTGTTTTTAATATATTATTGTATTTTTCTATTATCTCAACTGTTTCGGATATATAAAAATTAAGTTCTTCATTTGCTTCTATTCTACGAATTTCTTCCGTTAGTTCTAATATATTTTTTTCTAAAATAGTTTTATGTCTAAATGATACATTTCCGATATTTACGATTCCTTGTATTTCACTTAAACGAATTTTATATTCTTGTAGTTTATCTTTTTTAGATAAAATTTTTGTCTTAATAGAACTATCAATACTTAGTATATCTGTTTCAATATTATTCATAATTTTTCCGTTCTTTACAAAATTATACAAAACTTTTAAGTTTTCTTTAAAATATTATTTTTAAAATTTTTTTAAAAATAATATTTTTCTTGTATATTATAAAAAAATGTCTTGTACTTCAAACATAACTTCTGGATTTATCGATCTTGCTACATTCGATGAACTTGAAAAGTATTTATATGGTGGTAGTTCAGCAACTGCTTACTTCGTTCGTGAAACACGTAAGGCTACTTGGTTTACACAAGTCCCTGTTGTTCTTTCTCGTGCAACTGGTAATGCAGAATTTAACAGTGATCACTCTGTAAACATTTCTCGTGCCGGTGATTATCTTTTACATGCTTGGTTGCGTGTTAGTATTCCTGCAGTTGCATTAGTATCACCATCACCTAGACAAACTCCTCTTACCGGTATTCGTTGGACACGTAATCTTGCACACAATTTGATTTCAGAATGTTGTATCACTTTCAATGACTTAACCGCAGCACGTTTCGATAATTATCATCTTGACTTCTGGGCTGCTTTCACAGTTCCAGCAGGTAAGAAAAATGGTTATGATAATATGATTGGTAATATTTCACTTTTAACAAATCATCAGACATCATTACCAGGATACATATTGAATCTTCCTCTTCCATTTTTCTTCACACGTGATAGTGGTGTTGCTTTACCAACCGCAGCATTGCCATATAACGAAATGCGTATTACATATACATTCCGTGATTGGTCAGAATTATTAATTGGTGACACCGGAGTCGCAGGTCAAACTTCTACAGTTCAAGCTTCTGATTTAGTAGGAGGTGCACCTCAACTCGGTCTTGTTCAAACTTGGGCTAATTATGCTATCGTTTCTAACGATGAACGTAAACGTATGGCTTGTGCTCCTCGTAATATGTTAGTTGAACAAGTTCAAACTGCTCCATTGCAAACATTTGCTCCAGCCACTAACGCAAATCCATCTTATGATTTACGTTTCTCTCATGCAATTAAAGCATTATTCTTTGCTGTCAGAAATACAACAGTTGCCGCCGACTGGTCTAATTACACAACACTCTTTCCAACTGTTGCTTTAGGTAATGATATTGTTCCAGACTATAATGAAGGTGCAGATCCAATTGCAACAACAACTCTCACATACGAAAACACTGCTCGTTTGCAATTGATGGGTTCTGACTACTTCTCACTTGTTCAACCTTGGTATCACGCTCCTGTAATTCCAGCAGATACAGGTTATCATATGTATTCATACAGT